AGTTCATCACGAATCATAATATAGTTCTCAATTATTTAATGGCAATCTTACGAGGTTTCTGTTCTTCAGGAATGACATTTTCTAATTCAATAGAAAGAATGCCATCAGCAAGGTTAGCATCACGAACCACTACTGTATCAGATAAAACAAATTGACGAGCAAACTTACGACCAGCGATACCCTTTACAAGATATTCGCGAGTGTCTTCGTCTGTCTTTTTGCCTGTAACTTTGAGAGAGTTTTTTTCAGCAGTGATTTCAATCTCATCTTGTTTGTATCCAGCAACTGCCAATTCCACGACAAAATTGTATTCGTCTTTTTTGACGACATTCACAGGTGGGAAGGCATTAGATGTTGCAGTCACAAGATGAGCCGCATTATCAAGAGCGGCGAACGCATTCTCGAAACCAAGTGCTGTTGGTAGAAGGCGATCGAATGATGATGCAAGTGCAGTGATATTAGTCATTGTATTACTCCTTTTTAAGCAAGTTTATAGTTATGGACCCCAAACGGGCATCCAATTCTATTTATATCAATTATTGATTCCAGTGGAACCAAATCCACCAGATCTTTCAGAATGTTTCTCTGGGCGTGTATTACATATAGCAATATGGAATGGTTCATTGCACACAACTTCACCTTGAGCAATACGATCACCTGTACGAATCGTTGCATGCATCTTTGAGACGTTTGTTAAAAGCACAAATACTTCTTCTTGATAATCCACATCAACAATGCCTTCGCAGTTCGCTAGGATCAAACCTTTCTTAAGCGAAAGACCCGAACGAGGGTGGAGGCGAATGCTGTGATTCTGGAGCGGCAGTTCTGCGCGAGAGATGTCAGCATATGTTTCAATTGTCTTGCGATGATCAATCTTAAAAATCAAGCCTGTTGGAATCAACAGACGATCTCCTGGAAAGATTGAAATTTCTCCAAACGAATTGACTTCTCGTTCGATAGGTGAGTTGAAAGAATCATATCCAGCCACAACATTACTTGTTGGCTGAAACGATAAATCGAAGCAATTGGCTAAAGTTGTCCCGTATGTTGGTAATAATAAATCATCACGAAGTCTATACACACTCAAATAGATCATACAGCATCCTTCTTTTTCTTACCGATTGTATACTTGGAAACTAGTTGCCATTCATTTTTATTTTTGAACGGAAGGATCTTGATTTGAGACAGAGGAGCAACGTTGTCTTTTGTCTTGTCTGGATCTACCAACTTAACCAATCCCCATTCAGCCATCAAATTCGCAATCGTGTTACGGCGTTGAATGTCATTATCTGACATGTTGCTTGGTTTACCGTCTAACTCAAAGAGTTCTTTGAAGTGAACGATATAATACTTTCCTTGTTTATGCAGGATATGGCAGGACTGATAAAGAATGTTATCATTCTTTGCTGCAACGCCAATACGAGTTAGTGTTTCGCGAACTTTGAGGAAGTCGTCTTGCTTTTCTAATGTGACTTCTACGAGTTTTTCGACCATGATTAATCACCCTTATATAACTGTTTCTTCATTGCGGCGATTTGGTCGTCTGAAAGAATTTTACATGCTTCCTCTGCCTTTGCATCGGAATATCCATAGTATTCTTTGACAACACTCAAATCACTACTTTGAGCCTTCTTATGCCATTTTGAATATGGACGTTTTTGGGCTCGTATTATATTTAGGAGAAAGTCATATTTGAGTTTGTTATCGAGATTCGTAAATCGATTCATTTCGTTCGCCCAGAGAACTGTATCTCTATGATAAGAGAGCGCACGATTGACCATGAACGATGAGTATGACTTTTCGTCCTGTTCGGTCAATAGAGCATATTCTTTCGTCTGTAAAATAGACGGAATGATTTCTTTAAATAGATCAGCCATGTTCAAATTGGTTCTTATAAATCTTCATATGTCGCCTAAACGCCTTTTTTTCGAATTTTACATTTTTATGCATAAATTCTATAAATGCATCTTTATCAAATTCTATATCTAATTCTGAGCAAACTATTTCAGCATCACTCAATTCACCCAAAGTATAATAAATTATTTTATTTGTTGCACTAGATTGGAATTCCATCATAACACTGTTCAACGATTTTATATCTTCTTCGAATATGTCGAATTTTGCAGAGTGTTCTATCCAAAATTCATCGTCAGCATGCAATGGCAATCTACTCGCGTCGCGATATCCCCACTGTTGTATTTTTTCTTGCAAATCAATATTCTTTATGATATAAATTCTAGACCTAAACTCAAGCCCATATTTTGTATTTTCATCATAACAAACATAGAAAACAAATATTGGAACTTTTTTATACTTATTTTGAAGATCATCTAGAGATATGTTCCTAATATGAAATAGATCCTTTCTATCAGAATAACATGTTTTTATTTGAATTTTCCAGGCAAAATTATATTGTGTATGATATAGTCTTGCATCGTATGACTCAAGTAAGTGTCTAGTATCCTCTACTTGATATAAAGAAGGGATTTGCAGATCAAATCCTCTGCGAATAAACTGTTGTTGCAGTTTCAATAAACTGATATGTTCTCTGATGTTTCCATCTGGTGCTGTCGCAACGCCTGTTTTGTGCGGTGAATTATTTTTCTTTTGTTTAAGATGCACAATATTTGATACATCGGAGGCACCATCAAAAAATTGAGAAATTGTTTGGTCATCATTACCCATTAAACTTACACTCCACCATCATCTCTGTAAGACATGCAGTAAGATTCAGTTCTTGATCGGCAACAAATGCAGACTGATATTGATACTTGGCGAGAATCAAAACGGCATTCGGAATCGTAGACTTATCAAGAATGTCATACAGACTGTCATAGATCTTACGATAGATTCTCGCAGGATCATCACTACCGAAGTCTGCCACCCACTTACGCATTGCGCTAAAGTTTTGATCTTTAAGCGCAGAAACAAGATCATTCAAAGAAACGTCAGCAATGCTTGTAAGAATACCAGCATCAATCTTACCACTGACAGAATATCGCTGGAGTTCGTTCAGAACGCGACGATAATCAGGGAAATGTTTCTTCACCACCTCAACAAGGACTGCTTTATCAAACGGAATCTTTTCCGCAGCGAGAATCTCAGCAGCACGCTTCATGAACCCTGCTGCCATCTTGGGTCTATCTTCCTTACGAAGTTTAAACTCAATCACAGCACAACGAGAATGTAGTGGCTCAATAATACGATTCTTGTAGTTACAAGTCATGATGAAAGTGCAGTTATGCGCAAACTCTTCCATCGCAGCACGCATGGCTGGCTGAGTTGAGTTTGGATTCAGATAATCTGCTTCATCAATGATGATGACTTTCTTACCACCACCAAGAGACATCGCACTTGCATAGTTCTTGATCTTAACTCGGAATGTATCAATACCCGACTCATCCGATCCGTTGATCATCAAATAGTCGCAACCAATTTCATCACACAATGCTTTTGCGACTGTAGTCTTGCCGACACCTGGTCCACCGCAGAGAAGAAGATGAGGAATCTCCTTGCGATCTACATACGACTGAAAAGTGGACTTGTATTCCTCGGGGAGGATGCAATCGGCAATAGTATGAGGACGGTATTTTTCAACCCACAATGCTTCAACCATAATATAAAACTCCTTGTCACTCAGTCACTATTCTACGCCATTTACCGTTTGTATACAAGTACATCTCACCATCTGGTCCGACGGTCATACTTGCTTTTACATGCTTTTGAGTTCCAGGAACAAACTGTGGTCCAAAATGGAATGTATTAGGTTCGGTCGGACGCAACTCGCCATACTCTGCACCAATCATCAATTTACCATTGAAACCAGCAGATTCAATTTCCTTGATACACTTTGCCTTTTCAGTGTCTGGCAAAACGGCTGCAGCGGCAACTACGCCACCACCAGCAACACCACCAGCAAGACCAAGATACTTGAAAAAATTACGCCTTGTTGCCATACTTGTGCTCCCATAACGAATATACTGCGATTCCCAACATCAACATGACTGGAGGCGCAGAATAGAAAACCCAATGATAGATTGTATTGAGTAGGGAGAAGGCTACGACTGCAGCCATAAATAATAGAAATTTTAAATCAGATTTACTCATAACAAAACCTCAGAAAG